TCAGACCATGGGCACCACATTATATATAAGTCCAAGTGGAGAGAGGGGGCTCACGTTATGGACAACATTATTAGATTGTGTTCGTCGTGTCATAGTAAGGTTCACAGTAAAGAGATAAGAGTACCTCATGAGCAGTGGATGAGGGCTAATAGGGCATATGGTAACTTTAAAGAGGGGCGTAGGTCGCTAGCTGAGTCTCTCATGTTATACCCAAATAATAGGAGGAATGATAATGAGTGAGTATAAATCTGTATATCTTATAGGTAGTAGAGGATTAGATGGATCGAACGAATTAGCGGAAAAAGTAGAGCAAGATTTATTGATTCTAAATATGGTCGTGTGCAACCCTGAATTTTTAGACTGGTCGTCGGAAATTTATGGTGAGCAGTGGTGTAAATCTATTAGGGGCGCTATGAAAATGATGTTGACCGCCGATTGTGTACAATTAATTAAGGGATGGAAGAAATCTAAGACGGCTGTAATTGAACTAGGATTAGCTTTAAATATAGGGCTACCCGCATACTATCCTTGTGATAATAATTATGGCTACCTATCTAAGAGGCTAGTTTTTCGATCTAGTATAGGGGCAATGGAATTATACGACTACGCAGATCATGGGGAAGATAAATGAGTGTAAACGGTAATGTAGAGATGGTCTTATGTGAAAATATTATGCGTAAAAGTTTAGATGATATTAGACAGTCTTTATTTGGATTACTTGAAAATCATCAAAGTTTAGTCGAATTACATAACGCAGAGTATGTTAGGTTAGTAGGGGTTTACGCGGCGCAGTATCAGTATGGTAGTGAGTTATATGTTCACTGTATATCATTAGTTCGTAAATATAAGAGGGATAAAAATACAACCCTTTCTAATGAGGCTATAGATAGAAGAGATATGCTGGAACAATATTTAAAGGCAGTGAAGATGAACTACGACGCACTGTCTAGAAAAGTAACAATATTTACAGAGGAGAGTAGATTATAATGAAATTAACACTTGTGTATGGGTTGATGTTTGCGGGCAAGTCTTCTTATTGTGCTAAAAAGTATCCTGATTATACGTTCTACGTACCGTCGTTTACCGACAGAGGGTATTTTAGTAGAGATAAGTCAATAGACGACCCAAGTAGTGTAGTAAAGTTTCAAACATTTCTTCCTAAGTTACACGACAAAATGGTAATAGACGAGGGGCAGTTTTTAAATGATGTGGATTTAGATAGTATTATTAATTGCAATGAAGATATTCATGTAGTAGTAGCTTGCCTAAATAGTAAAGGGTATGTTAGAGGAAATCATTATACGTGGCGTGTGTCGTCGGAATTGTTAGCCCATGCTACTGAGATAGTCCATTTACAGTCTACGTGTTCGATCGCTGGTTGTAATGGTGCGGGTATTATGCATATCGACGTGTCATGTGGGGGTGAGTATATAGGAGACCAAGGGTATAGGGTTATGTGTCATAGGTGCTTATCGGCAATGAGAGTGGACGAGAAAGAGCGTGTGAATAATTATTTATCTAAATTAATTTGGAAGGATGAGTTTTCACAATGACCCCTATAGAGATATACTTTCATGTAGTTAGATTGAGTAGGAACTGGTCGCCACAGAGTGGTAAGAAATTAGAGCGTCAAGCTAATGAAGCATGTTCTCATTGCACTCTACGTCCTAGTGGAGTGTGCCATGAAAGTGTGGCGACTGCTAGCCTATATTGTCAAGTTTTAACGTATAGAAATATCGACCGTAGTGAGTGGAAGCCTAGTACTAGACTATATGACCCTAAAAGTAGTACAATTAAGTTATGGGTATAAGAGAAAAAAGAGATGGTAGATATAAGACTGAAGTAGAGATGCGCAAGAAAGTAGAGGAGTATTTCGACCTATGTAAACCAAAGTATCTAATCGATATAAATGGTAAGGTGCTATTAGATGGCGATAAGGCGGTGTTCACTTTTAATGCTCCTAGTCTTAATGGGCTGTGTCGACACTTAGGGTTTGTGGGTGTAAATTATATGAACAAGACGCTAAAGCATGACACGTTTCGTTCAGAGGTACTCATAGAGGCTAAGTGTCGCATAGCAGAGTGGCATGAGAGTAGATTAGCTGATAAGAATAGTTATGGGTCTCAATTTTGGTTAAAGAGTGCGCAACCTGAAATATTCGGAGATAAACCACAAACTCACATAGTAGCCAAAGGATCTTTGACTCCTGAAGAAGAATCTCATTTTGAGGAACTATTAGATGAGTTTATTAGACCAAAAGAGTAAAGGCGACATTGCGCGGGTAATGAAAATTAAGAGACCAGTATTGTACGCTGGTCTCTCTTATCATCGTACTCACCGTGGCACCCCTATAGACTTTAAAAACTATCCATATATTAGACAGATATATGCAGAAGATAGTAAGGATATAGGGATCATTAAGGCTACGCAGTCAGGGATATCTGAATACCTATTATGTAGGGCGTTATCATTAGCTGAATCAGGGCGCAATATATTTTACGTACTCCCTATGGATAGACTCATAGGTCGGTTCGTTAAAGAGCGGTTAGATAAGACTGTAAAGAATACCAACTATTATTCCAGCCTCATCGTTAATAGTGAAAACTCTACCTCTAATGTAACCATGAAGCAGATAGGTGCGGGGACTATAGTTTTTGCTGGATCTAATTCTACCGCCTCGTTTGTAGAATTTCCAGCAGACGACGCTATAATTGATGAGAATGATAGGTGCGACCAGACTAACTTACTCATGGTAGACGACCGTCTTGCTAATAGTGAGTTTCGTACTAAGTGCACCGTCGGACAGCCGACTATTACGGACTACGGTATACATCAAAAATGGAAGGACAGTAAGCAATGGTTATGGCGCGTAAAATGCCCCCATTGTAGTGAGTGGATACATCCTTCATTTTTAGACCACGTAGTAGTGCAAGAAGATGAAGAGGATTGGACTTATCAAGATGTAGAGTGGTCTCCTAGTCTACAAAGAGACCCGTTCTTTATGCACTGTGGTAAGCCATTTAATCCTAGGTCGGATGGTATGTGGATAGCAACGTACCCTAGTAAGACATCGTCGTATTATCACATAGGTAAAGAGTTCTCTACCCGTATAACAGTAAGAGAGATGTGTGAGGCTTTCGATAGGGGGTTAAGTGATGACTCTGCCATGATGAGGTTCTACAATTCAGATCTAGGGCTCCCATACACCCCTAAGGGGTCTAAATTATCAGATAGGGATTTAGATACTATAGTGGGCGACTATATCATGCCTAGCATGTGTGAGAGACCATGTGTAATGGGTATAGATGTTGGTTCGAACATACACATTGTAATTAATGAGATTCTGGGTAACGGAACAGAGCGGATGGTGTGGTGTGGGTTCGTTAGAGAGTTAGAGGATATAATCAGTCTAACACAGAGCTATAATATTATTTGTGGGGTTATTGATGCTAATCCCGAACTACGGCTATCAAGGGCAGTGTCTTCCTTACCTAAGTTCTTTAGGTGTTATTTTCACGCTGATAGGGCTAACGATAAGGTCGACCCTATTAATAAGAAGGTTAACGTCAATAGGACTGAAATACTGGACTCTGTGATAGCTAAGATACGTGAGAGGCGATGGATGCTCCCTAGGAACGCTAAATCCTTGCCCGAGTTCTACGATCATATGTTAGCTAACACTAGGATATTTAACGAAAATAAAGGTGATAGCGGACAATATGAGTGGGTAGGAACTAAAGCCGACCATTTAATGTTTGCCTCTGTATATGCCACTATCGCTAGACGTATAGTGCAAAACGTAGCCGGTTCTTAGTGCGACTATAATATAGGGGGGGTAAGATGAAAAGTTTAAAAAACACTCTAAGAGGTATTAAATCGTACAGTGGTGAGACTATCAAGTCATCTATGATTAGAACGGCAATATTACTTTCTTTAATTATTGTACTAGCACCTATAGGGGTTGTACAGTTAGTAGTACGTGGCGTAGCTTTTCAGGCTATAATATTTGGCACTTGGCTCACAGTTGAGGCTATCTTATTATGTATAGTTTTATTTAATTTAAATAGTGAAAGAATTAGTGCTAAATCTATTAGCACTCCTAATGTTCATGGGTATAATAATGATAACTTAACACTAGGCTAAGCTATCGCTTTAGTTTACTGGGGCACCCTCTCAATAGGAAATTTAACCTATTGAAGGTGTTTTTTATTTACAGTCATTATTGATGATAATAGGATAATCGTGGTATAATTGAACAAATGCAAAAGAACTTACCATTTACAGAAATAGAAGTTGATAAGTCCGCTATAGGATATAGGGTAGAGGACGCCTCTATGTGGGGGGGTGTTCAGGGTAGGATACCTAGTCAGCGTGGGCTAAATGTTTACAATTATCACTCCCTAATAGGTCAAGTTGCTAGAGATGTATCGGGTAATATAATTAGCACTGAGTATCAGCTCCCATACTTCTCATTAACTGTCTCGGAACGTATAGATATAGCAAGGTGTTGCGCCCCAGTCTTTGCCGTGATAACTGGTCGGATGAATATCATATCAGGTCTCACGTGGCGCGTAACACATAAGAATAAGCGAGAGGATGAGATAGCTATAAAATTGCGGATAGCCAAGCAAGTAATGGAAGAGCGCATTAGTGTAGGACAGCCCAAGGACTTAAATGAGTACCGTTTATTTCAAGAGAATAGGGTTATCGTTAATAGGTGCGCTCAATTTATAAAGTCTCACTTGGTCGACATACTACCTGATATGTCTAATTTCGACAGATCCCTATTAAGATGGTCGGCTTCCATAAAGGCTAGTCATGAGGATGTGGCGACCAGTATAGAGGACTGGCTATCGATTCCTAATGATAAAGATAACTTTTCTAACTTCATTAAAAAGATAGTATTTGATACCCACGTACATGGTAACGCAGTCATATATAAGCAGAGGCGGGATGGTGTTGTTGGTCAGCTATTCACCCTAGCGGGAGGATCTTGTTACCCTATTCAAGATAGGACAGTAGGAGGGGCTAACGGTATTGTTCAAATCATAGACGGGGCAGAGGCTCAAGTATATTTCAAGGATGAGGCTAATATTATACACTATACGCCGTACAGTGGAGACCCTTATGGATTAGTGCCCTTAGAGTGTCTCACTAATAAAGTGGCTGAAATATTAATGTTTGACCATAGGGCGGCGATGATGGCAGATGGAACAAAGCCTGCCGACGTACTATTAGCTTTTGGCGACAAGACCCCATGGGGCGGGCTACAAGGAGAGTTCGATATACCTCTACCTAAGGATGAGCAAAAGAGACTAGAGACGGTAGTTAATGAGCATCGTAAAGAGGCGGTAAGGATTATTTCGGGGCACGGAACACCTATAGCCGTTGATATTAATAGGTCGGACATCTTTCAATATCAATCAGAGCGTCAACGTATGGTGCGTGAAGAGGTAGGATTAGTATTTGGGGCGTCTAATGCTGAAATGAACCTCACTGGATCAGAGAGTACATCGGGTAGGAATTCATCCGAACAACAAGAAAATAAGGACGTCTACAAGGGTATAGCTCCTCACACCAAGGGTATAGAGGATTATTTCAATCAGCAGATATTAGATTTTAGAAATCCAGGCTATTGTTTTCAGTTCGACCAAAAGATGTCGGAGAGTGACCAGCTTAAATATTGGACGGACATGTTAAATAGTGGACTTTATTCTGTTAACGAAATAAGGCGTGATGAGATGGGTAAAGATGGATTTAGTGGCGAGGAGTTCAATCAACCGAGGGGGGTAGTGCCTCCTCAACAACAATTTAATGAGGAAATGTAAATGTTAATAGATTTGGCTAATACGATAAACGGCGCACAGCAGGCACTCCATGCCATTCACTTTATGTCTAGTGGCGATAATTTCGGCGACCTACATGAGACGATGGGTGAGTATTACTCTACAATGCAGGTGCACTATGATGACGTAGTAGAGCTTGCTATACAGTGCAACGACACCACTCCTTTAGTATCTGTCGGTCAGATAGAGCAAGAGTCCTTTGAAATTAGGGAGGCTTTTTCGTTAGCACAACAATTGATAGAGATCTGCCTATCTAAAGCGATGGCATGTTACACAGCTCATAGTGGTAGTAATATCGACGATGTTGCCGTGCAAAATTACCTACAAGGATTTATAGAGTACTGGTCTAAAGAGAGTCGGTATAAGATTAAGCAGAGACTTACTAACATCGATAGGGTGATGGTTATTAAATCTAACGTTGTTAAATCGGCACAGTCATACCAAGAGAGCCTAGGGGCGCTAATGAAAGAAGATCCTAAGTTTTTAGCCGTTGCCCAAGAAAAGCTATCTGCCAAGGGTGTGGACGCCACTAAATTAAGCCAAGAGGAGATAGTACCTCTTTTAGTGGACAATGGGTTAAACCTATGGGACTTGGTCGAATAATATGATATTGAGTGGTCTATCTAACGATGATATTAGCTCTCGTATCAGTGAGTTCAGGCAAGAGTTAGTAGAGCTGTTCGACGAACAAGAGTCTCTAATAGTAGAGCTACTAGCTGACAAAGAAGACCCTCAAGAAGCATTAGAATCAATTTTAGAGCTATTCAGCTAACGACCCGCCTTTAGTACTGCGGGTCGCAGTCTATTACAGTGAGGGGTCTATATGACAGACAAATTAAACAGCATCATTAAGAGAAATGCTCTAATTATTAGGGGGCAGTTAAAGGCTAAGTCTAACGAGCAGATAAAGGATATGGTTTATGCTAAGCTACCTACCTTCAATACGTCGGCGCTTAAGACGCAAGATAATGGTAAGAGGATAAATACTACGTTAAAAGGGCATCTAACTAGGTCGCTACGTAGCGCCATGAGTAAGGGTAATACTAATGAAGAAAAGATAGCCCTCATGCAAGAGGCTACGCAAAAACTATTCAAGACGTACAAGAGTCATCACACTAAATTAATAGCTGTTACAGAGGTACGTTCGGCATCTGACAACGCAAAACATGAGTATGCTAAAGAGTTCAAGAAACGCAACCCTAGCTTCAGTACGACTAAAGTATGGGTGCATAACAATCACTTAGTGCGTACGCCAAGGAGTGGGCATTTAGCCTTAAACGGTATAGAGATTGATTTTGAGAGCAATTGGAATATGAGGGCGGAAAATGGTCAAGTTATCAAGGTTAGATTTCCTCATGACAATATGCTCCCTCTTAATGAGTCTATCGGCTGTCAGTGCACATGGATTCTTAAGATCGTTAACCGATTTGGTAAAAAAAGAGAGAGAATTGTGTAAAAGCCTATTGACATAGTTGACATAGTGTGTTATATTTAAAGAATAGAATAAATACAGAGGAGAATAATAAAATGACACAATTGGAACAATTAGAACAAGTATGGATGGATGAGGTTAAAAATTACAGAGAAGTGTGTCGCATGATAGACAGTGAGATTATTACTGGTGAAATTGCCATAATTAAGTTTAATTTAGCTAGTGAAATAATGGGCAACGCATTCTGTGCTTACTCGGTCGCTAGGGTGCGTGCTAATAAGGCTGGTAAATAATATGACTAAATTAGAACTATTGATAGAACACAAGTTAATCAGAGCTCAGTGGTTAAAGGATGACATCAAATCTCTATCTTGGTATCAAGCGAATGAGCCTCATAGCCCGTATGGGGTTAAAGTGCGCAACGAAATGATTGAATGGGTTGCGGAACTTACGTCTGACTGCGAAAGGTTGGAATGTGAAATTAAAGATGAGATTGAAAAAATAACAGGAAGAAAGTATGAGTGATGAGTTTGAGCAAGAAATAGAAGGACATATCGATCAGTTTCTTAGTGAAAACGTAAGCAAAGAGCTTGTGGAGCCATTAATGGCAAAAATGAGAAAAGGGTCAACAAAATACGGTGATAAAGCGTTTCAGGCATGTAGAGAGAACGCTGTAAATGCTGATATGATGAAACACGCTAATGAAGAGTTAATGGACTTTATTTTGTACATGGGGTTTTTAGATTGGCAGATAGGAAATAAGGTGATAAATAGTACATTTGTTCCGCTTATCAAAGAGGCTTCAAAGGTCTGTAGTCGTATAATTAATTATGAGTATATATCCGATTACGACACCCTATGCCCTACATGGGCAGATTATGAATCATTTGAAGAAAATGACCCAGCTTTAGATATTAGTTATAAATCAAAGCTGGTAGCTACAACAAATTATTATCTAGAATATATTGGCTTTAACTCTGGAGTTATGCGATACATGAGGAGCTCTGTAAAAGGTTATTCATTGGGGGTAGATAAAGGGGATTATTTCGAATGCATTAAATGTGGCAGATATGAGAGTCCACATACGCCTCATATAATAGAGGTAGATATGGTTACTGGGAAAGGGAACGAATGTTATGAATGTAGGTCATTATTATAATTAAATTTTAGGTAGAGCATAGGCTTGACTTAGAGCTTGTCGAATATGAATGCGTAAGCCTGCGTAGGAGTGGAGAATGGTGCGAGTATGAGAGAGGGTGAATATTTGCAGATCTATGGGGACATGCGCAAGGCTAATCTTCTAGAAGTTCTTGCCATAATTGATGAGCG